TAGTAATGCTTGTTTCTCTTGTTGTATCAATGGCTGGTTCATATTATAATTTAAATGCTAAAATAGAAGAAGTAGCAACTCTTGCAAGAAAAACATCACATAATCAACAAGAATATTGTTTTCCTAATACAAGAGCAGTAGAAGATGAAATAGAACAATTAAAGATAGACCAAAGAGAATTTCAAACAGAATTAAGATTTATATTAAATAACGATGGTTAGAATATTAAGATACATAGCAAACAAATTAGAACAATTTAACAATAAGGTAGCTAAAACATGGAATCAATGGTTAGCTAAATTAAAAATGTAATGTCTAAAAATTATTTTACACATAGTGAATTTGACTCGCCTGACATACCTGATAGTGGTAGCAATATGCAGCCTTCTTTTTTACGCATGCTCAACCATGCACGTCAAATTGCAGGGATACCATTTAAAATCAATTCCGGATTCCGAACTAAAGAGCATAATGAAAAGGTGGGAGGGACAGAGAATTCGTCACATTTACGAGGACATGCTGCCGATATTCATTGTACGTCCTCAACATACAGATACGAAATCATATCGGCTTTATTACAAGCTGGATTCAATAGGATTGGAGTAGCTAAAACATTTATCCATGTGGATAATGACCCAATAAAAACTCAAAAGGTAATTTGGACTTATGCTTAAAATTTTAAAGAAATTATTAGGATTCTCTGATCAAAATAATATTTCTGGTCTAGGATTAGAAATAAGAGAACTAATTAAAGGGAAAGAAATAGATCCTCAGCAATTAATACAACTACAATCAGAGATTAATAAAATGGAAGCACAGCATAGAACTATATTTGTTGCTGGTTGGAGACCATTTATTGGTTGGGTTTGTGGTATAGCTTTAGCATATAATTTTGTAATAAGAGATATGTTAGTATGGTATTTTGGTGAAGGACAAGCACCACCAGCTTTACAAATGGAACATTTAATGACAGTATTACTAGGAATGTTAGGCCTAGGGGGAATGAGAACATTTGAAAAATTAAAAGATAAATCTAAATGAGAATAGATAAACCAAAATGTGGTTGTGGTAATACTCAAGATCCTAATGGATATTGTGATGGTACACATTTAAATAATGCGTAAAGCTATATCTACATATATATTTAAGCCAAAAAAGAAAAGGCCAGGTGTACATTCTAAAAATGCAAGTAGAAGCCAAAGCGGATATAAAAAGAAGTATAGAGGGCAGGGCCGTAAACATTAATTGTTAAAAAGAATTTTAATTGCCCTATTTACTTTTAAAAAAAAAGTAGATAACTTTGGTGGGTTAGTGGTAATTAAAAATAATTAAATTATGTATAACACTTTAAAATTTAATATTCAAATGGATGAAATTAGAAAATTAGCTGATAAAATTATTTCAGATTACAATACTACTATAAAAGAAAAAACAGATTCATTATTACAATTAGATGCTATAATGTATACTAATTTAGGTCTTGAATCTACAAAACAAGAACGTAAAGAGGTGAAAGCTAATTCTAAATACATCTATAAAAAAATTAAACAAATAGACCCTGAATCTGGAAAGCAACTAATTCATAATATGGATGCCTAAAAAAAGAAGTAGAAAAAAATTAATTGAAAATTTAGATACAGTATTTAGTCAATATATAAGACTTAGAGACGCAGACCAAGAAGGGTATTGTCGATGTGTAACATGTGGAGAAAAACATTATTGGAAAAGAATTCAAGCAGGGCATTTTATTTCAAGAAAACATTATGCAACTAGATGGGATGAAACTAATGTACATGCGCAATGTGTAGCTTGTAATGTATTTAGAGCGGGGGAACAATATAAATATTCTCTTTTTTTAGGTGCAGATATTTCACATGAATTATTAGAGAAATCAAGGGAATTAGTTAAATATGCGGATTTTGAATTAGAAGAAATGATTAAGAATTATAAAGATAAAATAAAATATATGGAGGTTCATTAGCCTTTATATTGTTCTTTGTTTTTTTGAAAGGGGGTAAATTTTTTATCCTCTTTTTTTTTATTTACAATTTATTTTTATAACTTTAATTTATGATTGAATTACATTATATAAAATTGCTTGAAGAAAAGCAAAAGGAAATAGACGAATTAAGGTCTATTTTGTTTATGTTATTAAAATCTGATAAAATAAACAAAGAAGATAAACAACTAATAATTAATAATTTTTTTAAAAATGACAAAGAATAATAAAACAATTAGAATTACACAAACACAAGATTCTATAAGTAAACAAGGAGCTGTAGATAGAGCTACCGAAATAGCATTAAATCCTGTATGGAGAAATGCTACCCCTGAAGAAAAAGAAAGTATTTTGGGAGATATATCATTAATTGGTAAATTTTTATATTTTGAAAAAAATCTTTTACCAACTACAGAAGATTATAAAAAATTATATAATTTAGATAATAAAGATTAATAATTATGCAAATATCAGGAACAGTAAAACAAATATTAAATACTGAAACAATAGGAAACCCACCAAAACAATTAACTAAAAAAACAATAATTGTTGAGACTCCGGGTAAATATCCTCAAAATATTGCTATTGACTTTTTAAATAAAAATATTGATATATTAAGTCAAATTAAAGTAGGTGATAATGTGGATATTAAAGTAAATGCAAGGTCAAAAGAATATAATGGCAAATGGTATACAAATATCATGGGCTGGGAAATTTTACAAGCTCAAGCATCTTTAGAAACAGCAGATCAATTACCAGACTCTAACGACCTTCCATTCTAATGATATTAAACCCATATGAATTATATAACCGTCTGCTTGATATAAAGCATGGTCGTATTAAAGAGGGTTTAAAATTAAACATACCAGAAATAGACGAATATTTACGATATAAGCAAGGCAATTTTAATCTGCTGATTGGTCATGCTAATGTGGGGAAAACAACTGTTATATTGTATTTATTCGTACTCTGGTCTATAAAACATCATTTAAAATTTCTTATTTGGTCTTCTGAGAATACACCTCAATCAATACAAAGAAAAATTATTGAGTTTAAAATGCAGAAACCAATAACACTTGCAGAAGATGACGAAATTAAATCAGCACTGGCTTGGTCAACACAATATTTTAAAATAATAGATGTTGAGGAGTTATATTCATATAAAGAATTATTACAAGAAGCAAAAGAAATAAAAGAAGAATGGGATTATGATTCAATATTAATTGACCCTTATAATTCTTTAATAAAAGATAAACAATTATATAAAGAAGTTGGTGGTCATGAATATGATTATCAAGTAGCATCTGAATTTAGATTATTTGCAAAAAAAAATAATATTACAGTTTTTTTAAATGCACATGGAGTTACAGAAGCTTTAAGAAGATTACATCCAAAAGGGCATGAATATGAAGGATTATCAATGCCTCTTAATATGGCTAGTGTAGAAGGCGGAGGTAAATGGGGAAACCGTTGTGATGATTTAATATGTATTCATCGTTATACATCTCACCCTACAGATTGGATATATTCTAATATATATGTTTTAAAAATTAAAGAAATGGAAACAGGCGGAAGATGTACACCATTTGATGAACCCATTAAATTAAAAATGGAAAAAAACAATATAGGTTTTACTTATATGGATTTAAATTTAATGGAAGATAAAAAACTTTTAAGATTTTGATTTTACAAATTTTATTAATAGCAGCTTTAATTACTTTAATAATTGCACAGCTTAAAAAAGCTGATGTTTATTTAGCATTAATAAAAGGGTTTATGATTGGCATCCTATATCACAAAGAACAATATGAAGATGGAATTGATGAGCATACAATACAATGTTTAATTGGAATTGTTAATTTAACAGTGAGATGGGAAAACGAGCAGACTGGCTTGGACTTGTAGCTAAGCAACATAAAGAATGGATTAGAATAGTTAATAGCTTTGGCGAATATGATTATGCAGAAGATATTGTTCAAGAAAGTTATTTAATACTTTATAAATATGCTGAACCAGAACGAATTATTGAAAATGGCTACATACGCCGTGGGTATATGTATTTTACTCTTAGGACTACATATTATTTATATTATAATAGTAAGCGTAAAATTAGTAAAGTTTATATCGATGATAATATCCTTCAGCTTATAGATGATACGGATTTAAAAGAGCATGAAGCATATAATAAAATATGTAAAAAAATTGACCAAGAAATAGATAACTGGCATTGGTATGATAAAAAATTATTTATTTTATATAGAGATTCAGGAATGAGTATAAGAAAAATTGCAGCTGAAACTAAAATAAGTTGGGTTAGTATATTTAATTCATTAAAAAATGCAAAAAATATAATTAAAAATAAATTATCAGAAGATTACGAAGATTATAAAAATCAAGATTATGACAAAATATGAAAAGTTCAAAGCTAATTTTAAATATCAACAAAAAGTAGCATTAAAAGGATTTGGTGATACAGTTGAAAAAATAACTAAAGCTACTGGAATTAAAAAAGTAGTTGACACAGTTGCGGATGCATTAGATGTAGATTGTGGGTGTGATAAAAGAAAAAAGAAGTTAAATGATTTATTTCCATATATTATGCCAGAATTATTAACTGAAGATGAATTTAATTTTTTAGATTTAACTTTTACAAATGAAACAAATAAAATACAAAACCCTGAAAGAATACTTAAAATATATAACAGAGTATTTAAAGACAATAAAAAAATGACAAATTGCAGTCCTTGTTTTGTAAATACAGTTTATAATAAGTTAAAAGCAATTTACAATGAGTACAGATAAATTAGATTTAATTAGAGAATTAGAGTATCAAGATAATTTTGAAAAGCTTGGTAATACATTAATTGAATGGTCAAAAAAATCTGATAATAAAAAATTAAAGGAATGTAAAAAATATTTATCTGAAATTGGTATGTATGTAGCAGTTTTAGAAATGAATATTAAAACAGCACGTTTAGCAGTAAGAGATTACCAAAGTAGATCTATAGTTTATAAAAATAAATATTTTGATATTAAAAAACAATTAGAAGAATCAGATAAGCAAAATAAAAAAATGAAAGAAGATATAATTGAAAATTTTAATTCAAAATTAAATAATTAACAAAAAATGTTTATATTGCAATATGAATATACTTAAAAAAGCAGACGAAATAATAAACGAAAGAGGTGAAGAAAAGCAAAGGATGTATGGTCCAATGCAAGAATGTATGCAAAGATGCGCAGATTTAGCTTCTTTAATGACACAAAAAGAAATTACAAGTAAAGATGTGCATATGGTTATGGTTGCTATGAAATTAGCAAGAGAAGCATATCACCATAAAGAAGATAATTTATTAGACGCAGTAGCATATATAGCATCATTAAATAAACTTGAAGAGGGGGAAGAATGAATCAATTTGAATTTTTTTATCAAGCACATTTAAAAGATGTAGCCTTTCATGGGCATAAAATAAAGGGCCGCAACGGAGATACGCGTCAATTAATAGGTACGCAAATTCAAGCAAATTTAAGTGAGGGTTTTCCTATTATAACAGCAAGAAGAGTATTTCCTAAAACAATGGCAATAGAAACACAATGGATGTTAGAGGGAAGAACAAATATTAATTGGCTAAATAATAAAGGTGTAAAAATATGGGATAAATGGGCAGATGAATATGGGGAATTAGGGCCTGTATATGGGAAACAATTAATAGATTTTAATGGGATAAATCAAATAAGAAATTTAATAAGAGATATAAAAAAAGATAAAAATAGTAGAAGACATTTAATTACTTATTGGAACCCGAATGATTTAAAAAAAATGGCTTTACCTCCATGTCATCATTCATTTCAAGTATTAATAACAGATACTGTAAATATAGTGGTGACAATGAGGAGCCTTGATATGTTTATTGGTCTTCCTTATGATATGGGTATGTATGCAATAATATGTAGTGCAATAGCAAAAGAATTGGATATGGGGGCAGGAAAAGTAATTATAAATGCTGCAAGTGCTCATATATATACTACGCATATGAATTTAATAGAACAATATTTATCAAATAAACCCCTAAGCTTACCACATTTGATGAACATATCTACTTTTACAGATTTTAATGCAGAAGAGTTTCAAATAACAAACTATGCATATGTTGAACATTTAAAACCAGAAGTAATATTATGATATATAATAAAATTTTACAATGGGCAAAAGAAAAAGGTATATTAGATAAAGGAGATCCCAAAACACAATTAATAAAACTTGTTGAAGAACAAGGAGAATTAGCACAAGCAATATTAAAAAATAATAAAGAAGAAATAAAAGATGCAGTAGGAGATATGATTGTTGTGTTAACTAACTTAACATATTTTTATGATTTAAATATTCCAGAATGTGTTGAATCAGCATATAATGAAATAAAAGACAGAAAAGGTAAAATGATAAATAATACATTTGTAAAAAATGAGAGAAGTAGTTAAAAAATCAAATTGGAAACATATAACATTTATGACTCCTAAAATAAACTTTAAAAATTGGGCAGGAGATGGTATTAAAATAAATGTAAATAATGAAATATTTGAATTTAGTAAGCCACATGAAATAGATGCATTACTTACTAATTTAAGTCCATCATTTAATTCAGATAATACTTGTTTTATTTCAATCCCTGAAATGAAAAGTATTTATGCTAAAAAAGATAGATATGAAAAAATATCTTTATTAAATGGTGAAATATATAATAAAGAAGAATTAATTAAAAAAATGTATGATGATTCTTTTTATTATGGGGAGTTAGGAAAATATGCTTTAAGCAGTTCGGCAATAAAAAACTTAATAGATTCGCCTAAAAGTTATGCAAGAAGTTTAAATTATAAAACAGATAGTCCCGCATTTAAAACTGGAAGACTTATACATTTAGCAGCATTAGAACCAGAGAAGCTAGATAGTTTATGTCATATAGTAGAAGTACAATCAGCAACAACAAAAAAATATAAAGATAAAGTAATTGAAGTAGGATCAGACCAATTTGTATATACAAGAAAAGAATATGATAAAGCAATGTATACTGTAGATGCATTACAACAAAATGATTTATGGCAAGAATTAACAAGAGATTCTCAATTTGAACAACCAGCATTTGATATATTG